TGCACCAAGTGCCGACGGTGATTTAGCCAACAAGAAATACGTGGATGATTCATTTGGATCAGTTTCTGCCAATGCAATATCACAACTTGATTCTAGTGTTACAGTAACAGATTCAGGATCAAACGGCAAGATAGCCATGGTAGCAGACGGTACTGCGGTTGCAGACGTAACATCAGCCGGTGTTGATTTCAAAGACAAAGATTTATCAAATATTGGTAGCGTGACATCAAATGGTTATGCGGCACAGTCAGGACAGGACTTCCATGTATCATTGCACAACACACTTACTCCGGGTTTTGTTATAGAAAATGCCGCTGGCACGGATCTGATACAGATTGATACCGACTCAGGTGGAGACACAATTAAAATTGGTTTGGGCACAAACACAGTAACACAATTTCCCAAAGGTTTCACAGCCAACGGCACTGCTACATTCAGTGGTGGCACAGTTGCAATTGACAACCTAAACATCAATGACAATATTATTTCATCAGACTCAAATGCGGACATCATACTTGATCCAGGTGGAACAGGTGATGTAAAACTAGGCAACTTTTTACTTGACGTGGACCAAACAGTTGGTGCAGGACAGGACAACTTTGTACTAACATATGACAACTCAACAGGCAAGATCAGTCTAGAAGCCAGTTTAGGTGCTGTTTCACTATCAGGATCTACCAACAATACCGTAGCAACAGTAACAGGATCAAATGCACTAGCCGGAGAGGCCAACTTAACATTTGATGGATCAACACTAGCAGTAACGGGTGCCGCAACAGTATCCACAACATTAGGTGTTACTGGAGCGAGTACACTGGACGGTGTTACTATCACAGACAACACGATATCAACCAACGCTTCAAATGCCAATTTGGAAATAAATGCAAATGGATCAGGAACTGTTGTATTAGAAAATTTAAGCATAGCAGGTGATGGAGCCACAGTAACAGGTATCCTAGATGAAGACGATATGTCTTCTAATTCAAACGTAAAACTTGCAACACAACAATCAATCAAAGCATATGTATTAAATGAAATTGGTGGTGGCATTGCCAATCAAATACTAAGTGGTGATACAAAAGTAAGAATTACAGATTCTGGATCAAATGGCATAATCACAATGACAGTAGATAATTCAGCCAAAGCCACAATAACAGAGGCTTCGGGATTTGCCATCACAGCACCTACAACGATGTCTTCAACATTAGGTGTTACCGGAGCAAGTACATTGGATGGTGTCACAATAACAGACAACACAATTAGTTCAAATGCCTCAAACGCAAACTTGGAAATAAATGCAAATGGTTCAGGCACAGTGGTATTAGAAAATTTATCAGTGGCAGGTGATGGAGCAACAGTAACAGGCATACTGGATGAAGACGATATGTCTTCCAATTCAAATGTAAAACTTGCTACACAACAATCAATCAAGGCATACGTTGACTCATCTGTATCAGGCATAGGTGGAGATATCACTTCAGTGGTAGCAGGTGCAGGTATGACAGGTGGAGGCACAACAGGAGATGTCACCCTTAATGTAATTGGTGGCACAGGTATAACAGCCAACGCAAACGACATAGCCATAGATGCAACAGTGGCCACACTGGCAGGTTCACAAACATTCACAAACAAAACAATTGATGCCAACGGCACAGGAAACAATATTTCAAACATTGACATAGCCAATATGACAGCGGCTTCTGTTGTGTTAGAAGCAGAAGGAATTGCTTCCAATGACAATGACACAACACTACCAACATCAGCGGCAGTAAAAGATTATGCAGACACCAAAGCAGTATTAACAGGTTCAACCAACAATACTATTGCAACTGTTACAGGTGCACACGCACTAAATGGTGAAGCCAACTTGACATTTGACGGAACAACACTTGCAGTCACAGGTGCGGCAACAGTAGACAACATAAAACAAGATGCCAATGCGATTTCAATAACAGATACAAACGGCTCATTAAGCCTGTCAGCCAATGGCACAGGAAGAGTTACAATTGGTCCAGACACTAGCCTATCGGCATTTGCCGCGTCACAAGACAACTATGGTAGTTCTCTTGACGCTTATATTAAAGGAACAGCACTTATTCGAAGAACTGTGGATCAACCGGCTATAACTTCCGGAAGTGACAGAGATTACGGAAACGCATTCATAACAGAATGGAAATTAGCCGCAGGTGTATCCAGCACAGACTCAGACAACAGATTTAGAAATATGTCTGGACTAGCGGCTATGGATATGAATGGTGGATCGTTAGGAAATACCGGATCAAGCAGAGGAACAAGAGCTGGTGACTTCCAAACAGTTACAACCAACACACACGCTTCAGACACAGGAACATTAGGAAACACAGTGGCCGCATTCTTAGGTTCATACAGTGTTGGAACACTGAACAAAGGTGATTTAGCAGTGACCAATGCCACAGGAGCATTCATAGGTAATGGAGTGGTTTCTAGTGGTGCTGACGTGACAGTTACAAATGCGTTTGCAATAAAAGTTAGCAATTACAACGATGGTGCCGACGGTGGTGCAACCAACACAATTACAAATGGTTATGGAGTATATCTTGATGACAATTATGCAACCAACAAGTATGGTTTCTATGACACAACAAATTCACTGTCAAGATTTGGTGCTGTGCAACTGGACAACCAATCAGGTGATCCCACACACGGTGCAGACAAATCATTCATATATGCCAAGGATGAATCGTCAAGCTCAGAAGTGTTTGTTAAAGATGAAGCAGGCAACGTAACTAAGATATCACCGCACAACGATGCAGGTGAATGGGAATACTATTCTAAAAATACAAAAACAGGCAAGACTGTAAGGGTTAATATGGAAGCAATGATTAAAGATATTGAGCAACTTACTGGCAAAACTTACATACAAAACAAATAATGACTACCAAAGAGAGATTGTACAAACTTGAACAAAAAATAAATCTCTTGATCAACAATCACATGGCACACCTAGATGCACGTGTTAAACGCAACGAATGGCTGTTGTACACCATATTAATGTTTTTGATTGGTATCAGTTTTAAGATGTGGTTTTAACTTCCCATCTACGTTTGCACACACCACACATTATTTTCCACCCATAGGGTATTTTAATTAAATTCTTTGCCGATGGGCAATTCACATCTTCACTGCCACAAGACGTATTTTTACGATCCAACACGAACCTGCACACATGGGGATTGCCTGAGCAACTTCTGTTGCCGGGCTGTTTGGCCCTCGAGCTCTTGCCTGTGGTCTTGCTGACATGACGACGTGTTTCACTGCATTTAAAGTGTCCATATGGGGAGATTTTTTCGTTGAAGTTTTTCAGTGCTAGATATCCTTTGTCTTATGAGGCACCAAAAGAAATGGGAGTACCTAGCACATCAATTGAAAGTTTCATGAAACCAATTAACTTCCAACAGTATTTATATGCACATATTATTTGGGTATTGTTTCTGGCTGTGTATGGGACTAACCCTGTTAGTCCAAAAACTCGTTACACTCGTTTTTATTTGTTTTCTTTAATTCGCGAACAATCATTTTGCTTGATGTTGAAGTCACAAGATGGCTATATGCAAATTTTAGAATAAAAAAAAATGCACATAACCAGCTTTTGTGCTTGATGTCTCGCACAAAATTCTACTAGATTTACAGCAGACGGATGTATTGGAACTGCTAAACGTTTGATCTATTACGGATCAAATAAAATCTCTGGCCCTTACAAATATGTGCAAATAGAAGTACACATATTAAAACTAGGTCATTAGCCATCATATTACGACTAGTGTTTTAGCCACTGGTTAGACTTGGCTTTGTCTTTGTTTTTGCCTGAATGCCTTTGCTTGGAGCCTTTGTCTTTGCCTTTTTATTTTTCTTATTTGTTGGGGAGTTAGTGCCATGATGTTGCATTTGAACAGTTTTTCAAAATTACGAATTGCTGTTTCTTGATGTTTTGCCTGAGTGTTTTGAAGTGTATTAATTTGCCTTTGCTGTGGAGTTATCTGTGCCTGCATACTGTTATATATCACGAACTCAGAAATACTGGGTCTTTTCTGGATCTGAACTAAATAATAGTAAAGCAAACAATAATACAGGAGGCACTAAAAATGATACAATCAACGTATAAAGACATTTTAGCCAAAGGAAACAACAACAAATACTACGAACAGTCATACGACGAGCGTAGAAAACTAATACAACACGTACACGCTGTTACTGGAATAGTAGTGTATAGAGGTCCAAATTGGGAAGACAGCCGTGACTGGAAACAGTTTAGAGCAGAAATGATGGAGCCAGTAAAATGGGCCAAAGGCAAATACAGTTGGAATCCCAGTGTCGATGATATGCTTTGGGCATTTCAACAACTTGGATTTCATGAATACAACGGACAACCAGCTAGGGTGTCTGTTAAAATGGTTGATAATTTTAACAAATATTGTAGCATCATAGCCAAAATGTGGAACACATACAATCCAGAGTATAAGATGACGGCTGATGAAATACAGATTAAGATGACCAAAGAAATAACGCATAATGCATATGGTAATCTATCCAAGTTTATAATACCAAATCAACCAAAACAACCAAAAGAACCAAAAGGAGAAAACAATGCCTAATTACGGACCACCATGGAATTTAGGACTTACTGGATTAGCCGCAGGATGGACACCAGCAAGAAGAAAGAAAATGAGCATAAAACAAAAACGCTGGTTAAGAAGAAATCCTGATTCACCAGTGGGACAGAAAGGTCCTAGGAAAGGACTGTGGCAGACTGGACCAGATCCAAAGGTGCACAAGCATTATTACAGATTCCTTAAAGCAAAAGCACAAGCCAAGTTCTACAAACAAGATTGGACCATACTGTGGGAAGACTATTTGGACATATTAAAAACCATGCATGGCAGTTGGGGTCGAGGCACAAAACAAAAAAACTTGTGTAGAATAGATACCAGCAAGGGTTGGCACATGTCAAACGTCAAATTGATGGTAAGACTACAAGCCATGCGTAGAAAAACAAAAAACAAGCGTATAAAACCAAAAGGACAAGGATCCAAAGCACGTGGTATCAACTGGAGAAAGGGAGGTCATGTTAATGGATAATGAACAACGGATTAAACAACAATCTGAATTTGTTATGGCACTGCACAAAGCCGCAAATCAAAAAGAGTACAATCACAAACAAAAAATATCACTTGCAAAATTAGGTAAAAAAATGCCTCGTAAAGCAATAACCAAGGAGAACAAATGAACAGACAGAGAAAAGAACAAATAAAAAAACAAAACGAGAAGATACAAAAAGCGATTGATGAAAATGATAACAAAGAGGGCAGTAAGTTAAAACAACTGCTGGCTGAATTAAACGAATCACGTGGCCCGGGGGACAGCAAAGGAAGGGCAGAGGACATTTTAGAAATAATCAAAAAACGTGAATACGAAAAAGAACTAGATAGAACACTAGATAGACACGCAACACTGTTGTCTAAAGTGTTTCTTAATAAAATTTTTATCAGCATACTCAACAACAAATAAGTAACTATACATTCATTTATGACATTTATGAATGTGCTCTTTACACTAGGTCAACAGCTTTTTAGTCGAGGCTGTTGGCCTTTTTATACTTCCTTATAATATTCTTTATAAATAATTTGACTTAGGGCTTTAGAAATAAGCATTAGGCATATCAAGCACCCCAGATTCCGTCATAGTAGTCTGGGGTGTAAATTAAACTAACAGAACAAAAAAGGAAAATATACAATGAAACAATTAGAAGACAAAGATCTTGTGCTTATGGCACAAATTATAGATGCATCATCTCAGAAAGGTGTATTCAAAGCACCTGATTTATCGATCATAGGTGATTTATACACAAAAGTTGTAGCATTATTACCAAAACAACCAGCTAAAAAAGAAGAAACCAATGAGCAAAAATAGAGTAGAACAAGAATGGTTAAACATACTCAAAGGATTTGCAGACGGTTACTGGAAGAAAGAAGTAGAAGAAGCACACAGTCTTTTTGATACACCTTATCCGAACAAGGGTGAAAAGGATTATATCAAACAAACTACATTCTTAGACAACGGTAAACGTGCCAAATTGATGTTGCTAAAATATCTTGCACAAGCATCTTCAGGTGCAGTGCATCCAACTGGTATGAACAATCAAGAAGAGAAAAGTGAAGCGGCAAAATTGCTTTCGATGGCACAAAAAAGGCTCGATAAAAAAGCAAATGAGTAATGTCCAAAATACCATTCAAAGTATTTTTAGACACGCTGAACATAATCAGTAATCAAACTACACCACCCGTACATCAAGAAATATGTGATTGGTTAGAAAACAGTGACGACCAACCTAGACGTGGATTACAAATGTTTAGGCATGGTGGCAAATCGTTTTTGATAGGTGCATATGTTTGCTGGAAACTTTTTCACGATCCTAATTGGACTTGCTTATTAATATCAGCCAAACGTAATCTAGCATTAAGGAACAGTCTGTTCATACGTAACATGATTGAGTCACACCCCATGTTGCAGGACATGAAAAGTGATCTGTATCAGTGGAAAGCAGAAACGTTCACAGTTGACAGAGAAATAATGCAGTTGAATCCTAGTGTAACTGTAAGTTCTTTAGGTGCGTCATTTACGGGATTTCACGCTTCAATGGTAATTGCAGACGACATAGAAACATCAGACAACGTTATAACTGCTGATCAAAGAGACAGGATCAAAGAGCGTGTTGCTGAATTTGGAAAACTTTCAAATCAAATTCTTATGGTAGGAACACCACACCATGAACAAACCATATATGATCATTTAGAAGATGTTGGATATGAATTCAAACGTATACCAGTGGTAAGGAAACGTGATGTGATACAAGAAGACAGCACAGTAGAACAAGAAGACTACCTAGCATGGGATAACCATCCAGAAAAAATGTTTACATATGAATGGTTGGATCAACAACGCAGAGAAACAACCACAGGTGATTTTAATTCACAGTACATGTTGATTCCTGAATCAACTTATCAACCATTAGTACAATTAGAAAACATCAAATACTACAACGATGAATTGCAATGGAATAGCATAGCACAACCTTTTGGTAATGCAATAACCACATGTACATTGGGCAGACACAACATTGAACGTATCTGTTCATACTGGGATCCAGCACAAGGATTGAGCGGTAGAGATAATTCTGTTCTATCCATATGTGCCAGAGACAGTGAGGGTAATACTTTTGTGCATGACATAAAAGTACTGAGTGCAGTAGACAAAGCAACAAAAGATTTTACAGAACAGTGTAGAGAAATTATTCATGCTTGTGCTTACCACAAAATAAGTCACGTATACGTTGAGGAAAACTTTTCTGCAACGTTGGCAAATGAATTACGTAAAGTTGCAAGAGAAATGAAAGTGATGGTACAAGTGATTGCAGAATTTAGATCCAAAAATAAAATGGTATTCATTGCACAAACATTAGAGCCTTTGATCAAAGTAGGACGTATGTATGTTCATGAGAGAGTAAAAGAAACACCGTTCATGGATGAGCTACAAGCGTTCCCTCAACCAAGGGTACATGATGACTGCATTGACGCAACCAGTGGTGCAATAAGTCACCTGCCTAATTTAGCCGTGGATGTGTCCAAAGTTGCTAAAGTATTCAACCCTTTGCAACGCTCTGGAACCAGTTTCAAAATCAATTGATCCGATAAATAATTGGACTGACAAGATTATTTATAATATAACACACACGCGAAAGGGATATTATAAACACACACGCGAAAAGGAAAAAAGAATTATGAAGGTATATTCAAAACTAGTTTGGGACAAAGACTTCAACATCATAGAAGAATTATCATCCGAGTACAAAGGACCAGTGGCACAGATGATGTGTTCATCTCCACCACCCCCTCCACCACCACCACCACCACCACCGGCTCCATCACCAG